CCCCATGCCGCTGGCGACCTTGTTCAGCTGGTTAAAGCCGTGGGTCCAGAAAAATTCGTCGAAGTAGAAATTGCCGTGGTAGCCCTGTGCGGTGCGGGCGTTCGTCCCGAGGAAGAACAGCTCGGCGCCGTTGGCCAGGGTGATCGGATCCCCGGTCAGATCGCGGTCCAGCACCTCACGCACAAAGCCGCGCATGTAGCCCAAGAAGATATGGGCCTGGCTCTTTGAAGCACTGAGGAAGATTTGATTGCGGCCGGTGGTCAGGGCATCAATCAGCGCCTCACGCGCAAAGTAGTAGGTGGCGCCAATCTGGCGGGATTTCAGGATCACCCGCGTGCGTTCGTTGCCCGCCCGGTACCAATCGCGCTGGTAGTCGAAACACCCATCCACAAACGCCGTTTGCAGGCGCTCGATCTCTTCTTCGCTGAATTCGTTCTTGCGCGCCCTCTTCTTCGGAGCCGCGTTGCGGTTTGCCACCGCCGGATTCAGGTCGGCCTCATTCCCGCCCCCCTGGTAGCGCTGGATGCGGGCCTGACGCTCAAGCTGGCGATGCAGCAGGTCGATCTCTTTGAAGTCGCCTCCGGTCTTCCCTTCCTTGTGAATCAGGATCGCCAAGCGTGCTTCCAGCGCGCCGCCAATGCGCTCCACGGCGTCGGCGCGGTCCCATTCGTCGCGCGCCTTCCAGCTGTGGATCGTCTTCTCTTTCTCGCCGATCAGGCTGGCGATATCGCACACGCGCCAGCCCATCCAGTACAGGAACTTGGCTTGGCGTCGTGGATCGACGTGGAGTTTTTCGGCTACGCTGGTCACGTGAACAGGTTGCCCGTCGCCACGCGTGCGCGACACGGAAAACCCCCGTAATACAGGCGCTTACACGCTCCACGCGTTGCTGCAACTTCGCCCTCATTCGACCATGGGTCATCGCATCGAGAACCGATGCGCACTGACACCAGCAGAGGGTGAAATGGCCGGTAAGACCGACAAAAAGAAGCTGCGTTCCAAGTTCTTCCGCGTCGCCGTCGAGGGCGCAACCACCGACGGCCGTGTGATCGAGCGTCAGCACATCACCGATATGGCGGCGTCCTACGATCCGCAGCTGTACGGCGCCCGCATCTGGGTGGAACACATGCGCAGCCTGATGCCGGATGGCCCATTCAAGGCGTTTGGCGACGTCTTGGCCGTGAAGGCCGAAGAGGTCGAAGTGGGCGGCGTGAAGAAGCTGGCCCTGTTTGCTCAGATCGAACCGACCGACGCGCTGGTGGCGATGGTCAACAACGACAAGCAGAAGCTCTACACCAGCATCGAGATCGCGCCGAAGTTCGCCGACACGGGCAAGGCGTACCTGCAGGGCCTGGCGGTGACCGACACCCCGGCGAGCCTGGGCACGGAAATGCTGGCCTTCGCAGCACAGCATCCGGACAAGAGCCCGCTCACCCATCGCAAGCAGGCGCCGGAGAACCTGTTCACCGAACTGGAAGAGACGGAAATCACCTTCGATGAGGTCGAGCAGCCGGCGCCGCGCGTCAGCAAGATGCAACTGTTGCTTTCGGGCATCGGCCTGCTGCCGAAGCCGGCACCGGAACCCGCACCGAAGGATGATCCTGCGGCCGATGCGTCCAAGTTCGCCGAACAACTTCTGGCCACCTTCACCGCACAGGAAGACCGAATCGAGCAGCTGGCCGAGGAGAACCGCAGCCTGGCCACCAAGGTCCAGAACCTCACCGCGCAGGTGGCCAGTGTGCGCAAGACGCTCGATGACACCCCGCAGACGTTCAGCCAGCGCCCCCCGATCTCCGGCAGCGGCGGCAACGTCGGCGACGCCACCGACTGCTGATCCCCACCGGCCCCCTACTCACGGAGCAACGCAATGCGTACCGAAACCCGTACACAGTTCAACCAGTTCACCCGCCGCGTGGCGGAACTGAACAACATCGAATCTGCCGCCCTGTCGTTCTCGGTCGAGCCGAGCGTGCAGCAGACCATCGAGCAGCGCATTCAGGAGAGCAGCGCATTCCTGTCCGCCATCAACATGCCCGGCGTGATCGACCTCAAGGGCGAGAAAATCGGCGTCGGTGTGAGCGGCACCATTGCCGGCCGCACCGACACCAGTGGCGACGGCAAGCGCGAGCCTGCGGATGTGACGGCACTCGACAAGACCGGCTACGAGTGCGTCCAGACCAACTACGACACCGCCATCCCTTACGCTCGCCTCGACGCATGGGCGCGTCAGAAGAACTTCCAGACGCTGCTGCGCGACGCGATCATCCAGCGCCAGGCACTGGACCGCATCATGGTGGGGTTCAACGGTACCAGCGCTGCCGCTACCACCAGCCGGGCCACCAATTCGCTGTTGCAGGATGTGAACAAGGGCTGGCTGCAGCAGTACCGTGAGCACGCCGCCAAGCGCGTGATGAACAAGGGCAAGGCTGGCGGCAATGTGCTGATCGGTGGCGACAAGGCAACGCGTGATTACGCCAACCTCGACGCGCTGGTCATGGACCTGGTGTCCAACCTGATCGACCCGTGGCATCAGCAAGATCCGGCGTTGGTCGTCGTGCTCGGCCGCAACCTGGTACATGACAAGTATTTCCCGATCATCAATCAGGAAAGCAAGCCCACCGAGCAGCTGGCCGCGGATCTGGTGCTGGGCACCAAGCGCATCGGTGGCCTGCAGCCAGTCGTTGTTCCCTTCATGCCGGCCGATGCTTTGCTGGTCACCTCCCTGGACAACCTCTCCCTCTATTGGCAGATCGACGGCCGTCGCCGCTACATCAAGGAAGAGCCGGAGAAGAACCGCATTGCGAACTTCGAGTCGTCCAACGACTGCTACGTGGTCGAAGACTATGGCCGTGGCGCCGTGGTCGAGAACATCAAGGTCGTTGAGCAGGATGAAGCTCCGCAGGTCGGGGGCTGAGGGCATGGCCGACAGTCCCGCGAAGCGGCACCTGCAGCGCGTTGAGGCCGAAGAAGCGGCCAAGCGCGCGGCAGGCGGCAACCTGATGGAAGGCACGCCGATCTATCAGCAGACGCTGCTGCAGCTGGCCACCGACCGCGCTCGACTGAAACAGATTCAGTCGAGCAAGGCCAAGGGCCAACTCAAGGCCGCGCTGTTGCCGACCTATGACGCCTACATCGAGGGCGTCCTCGCTGCCGATGCGGGTGGCCAGGATGACGTGGTGTCCACGCTGATGCTGTGGAACATCGACGCAGGCTTGTACGACCCTGCGCTGGACATCGCCGCCTACGTGCTGGCGCATGGCCTGACGATGCCCGACCGATTCGAGCGCACCGCCGGCTGCGTCGTTGCCGAGGAAATCGGCATCGCCGCGCTCAACGCGTTGAAGACGGGTGCGGCGTTCGACCTGGGCGTGCTGAATCGGGCTGTCGAAGTGACCAAAGGCCACGACATGCCCGATCAGGTCCGCGCCCGGCTGCTGCTGGCACGCGCTCGCTGCCTGCTGCCCCCCGGCAGCGAAGAGACACCGCCGAGTGCAGAGGCCGTTGGTCAGGCGGTCGAGGATCTGCGCGAAGCCATCCGACTGCACGACAGCTGCGGCGGCAAGGAAGACCTCAAGCGCGCCGAGCGCTTGATGAAGAAGTTCGAGGCCAGTCAATCCAACGACTGACCTCACACCGAGCGTACCCCGCAACCCCGCCGGCTCGGGGCCGATCACCAAGACCTCTCTCCCTTGGTGTGACGCCCCGACCACCGGCGACCTACGAGGCCACCATGAGCAGCTTTGTTGCCAACGCATCACCCGCCGCCAAGCAACCCAACGTCACCGCCGGCGCGTTCTGGCCGGAGATCGACGTGGTTGCGCTGCGTGAGGCGATCCGCGTCCCCGGCGACATACCGGCACCGCGTATGCGAAGCACTGTGGTGTCGGCGGTCATGGACGTAACGCGGGAACTGGAAGCGTGGCAGGCAGGCAAGGAAGCCGCCGGCTACGCCACCCTGGCGGACGTGCCAGCGCAGATGATCGACGGCAGCACCCGGCTGGTGCATCTGTTCCTGCGCGCGGTCGGCTGCGCCACCGCTGTCGAACTGCACGAACGCTACCGCTCCTATGACGCCACCGCACAGGGCAATCAGCGTGCGGAGGAACTCACCCCGACCATTGACGAGATCCGCCGCGATCTGCGCAACGCCATCTGCGACCTGCAGGGCCTGCCGCGCGTCACGGTGGAACTGATCTGATGCGCGTCCTCTCGATGCAGGGCGACACGCTCGACGCGCTCTGCCACCGCCATCTGGGCACCACCGCCGGCATGGTCGAGAAGGCGCACGCACTGAACTACGGCATCAGCCTGCATGGGCCGGTCCTGCCCATTGGCACTGTCGTGGAGCTACCCGACGTACCCGCACCGTCCACCGGCGCCGCGATGCGCCCCCTTGTTCAGCTATGGGATTGAAGATGACCGAACCAACCTCTACCGGCAGCATGGCAGCACTGGCAACGGGGGTCGGCCTTGCGTCGATCCTGCCGGGGATCCAAACCGATGCCTTCCTGGGCGCGTTCGCCGGCGCCACCCTGTTCGTCGTGTCGGCCAAGAACCTGCCGATCTGGAAGCGCCTGGTGTATCTGGCCATCAGCGTGGTGGCCGGCTACCTGGGCGGCACCGAGGTGATGCAGCGCTTCGGTTTGGTGTCCACGGGCCTTGCCGCGTTCATCTGTGCGGCGGTCATCGTCACCCTGACCCTGAGCCTGATCGAGCGCAGCCGCACGGCTGATGTGACTCGCCTGCCGCGTGGAGGCTCCGATGGCTGAGTTCCTGACCACCGCCACGCTGCTGTGCAGCCTGGCCATCTGCATCCGTCTGCTGACTTACCGGCCGGCCCCCGGCGCCAAGCACCGCCCCGCCATCGCCTGGTGCGCATGGCTGCTGATCGCCGTCACCGGCGGCCTGGCGCTGCAGATCATGCTGCAGGGCGCCCGTGCACACGTCAGCGTCTGGCAGCTGCTGCTACTGCTGGTCCTGCTGGTGGCCACCTATCGATCGCGCGGCAACGTCGCGCACCTGTTCGGGAGCAACTGACGTGCTGACCGCCCCACAACTGGCGCAGATCATGCAATGCCCGCTCGCCCGCGCTCAGCGCTGGGTGGCGCCGTTCAATGCGGCCATGAAGCGCTTCGGGATCAACACCCCCGTGCGCGCCGCGTACTTCCTCGCCCAGGTCGGCCACGAAAGCCTGAGCCTGTCGCGGGTGGAGGAATCGCTTAGCTACAGCCGCGAGCGCCTGCTCGAAGTGTTCGGCAAGTACGTTGAAGGCCCGGAGGCTGCTGCGTTCGTCCACCAGCCGGCGAAGCTGGGCAACCGCGTCTATGCCAACCGCAACGGCAACGGCAATGAGGCCAGCGGCGACGGCTACGCCTATCGCGGGCGTGGGCCGATGATGCACACCGGCCGTGGCAACTATCGCCACATCGGCCAGCTGATCGGCCAGCCGCTGGAAGAATTGCCCGCCCTGCTGATCGAGCCGGAAATCGGCGCCATGGCAGCGGCCGCGTTCTGGCACGACAACCGCCTCAACGCCTACGCGGACCAGCGCGACGTGCTGAGCGTCAGCCGGGTGGTCAACCTGGGCAACGCCCGCAGCCGCGCCACACCGAACGGCATGCCCGACCGCACCGCACGCACCAACCGCGCCCTGGCCGCGCTGGGCGCACGCTGATGCTCTACCGCGCCCTTGCCATCGCGGCCCTGATCGCGGCCACGGCCGGCCTCTTCAGCTGCCAGCAGGCGCGGGTAAATCGCGCCAACACCGCGCTGGACCGCGCCAACGCCGCCCTGGCCAGCGCCAATGCCGAGAAGAAGGATCTGGCCGGCAAGCTGGAACTGGCACAGGGCACCACCCGCGTCGTGACCGAGTACGTGGACCGCGTACAGGTGGTGCGCGAGCGCGGCGACACCATCACCAAAGAGGTTCCCGTCTATGTCACTCCGACCGCTGATGCCGCTTGCGCTGTGCCTGTTGGCTTCGTGCACATCCACGACGCCGCTGCGGCAGGCGTCACCCCCACCGGAACTGCCGGCGATCCTGATGCGCCCGCTGCCGGCGTTACGCTCTCTGTCGTCGCCGAAACCACCGCAGCCAACTACGGCCAGTACCACGCCGCCGGCGAGCAAGTGACGGCGCTGCAGCAGCTGGTGATCCAGCTGCACACCGCCTTGGCCGAGTGCGCGCGGCGATGAAGAAGCCGCAACTGCTCCGCCAGCACCTGGTCGCGGCGATGCCGGCGCTCGCCGCAGATCCCGAACGCCTGCTGGTGTTCGTGGACGACGGCGGGTTGGGGGCCAGCTTCGCGGCAGGCCTGTCCTTCCAGTACCGCTACACCCTTGAACTGATCCTGCGTGACTTCGCCGGTGCACCCGAAGCCGTCATGGTGCCGCTGCTGCAGTGGTTGACGCGGCACCAGCCCGAGCTGCTGGCCAACCCCGACAACCGCGAAAAGCTGGCCTTTGAGGTGGACGTGCTGAGCGATACCGTGGTCGATCTGGCCATCCGGCTACCGCTGACCGAGCGCGTGCGCGTCGTGCAGGACGACGCCGGCGTGTTTCAGCTGCAGTACCTGCCCGAGCCGCCGGCAGAGTGGGAACACCGCCATACGCTCGCTGGTGGCCCGCTGACGGCCGACGGTGAAGTGTTGGGCACCCTGCCGGCGATCACCGAGTGAGCGAGGATCTGCAGCGTCTGGAGGCGTGGGTAGCGCCGCTGCTGCAGCAGCTCAAGCCCGCCCAACGCAGCCGCCTGGCACGCAAGGTCGGCACCGCCGTGCGGCGCTCGCAGCAGAAGCGCATCGCGGGCCAACAGAATCCCGACGGCTCCCCGTTTGCCGCGCGACGCAACGCACCGCCTCGCCGCGCCAAGGCCGGCCGCATCAAACGCGGCGCCATGTTCGGCAAAATCCGGCTGGCCAAGCATCTGCGCGTGCACGGCAGTGCCAGCGAGGCGGCGGTGGGCTTCGCCGGGCGCGTCTCGCGCATCGCCCGCATTCACCAAGAAGGCCGCACCGATACCGTGAGCAAGGGTGGCCCTCGCGTCACCTACGCGCGACGCGTGCTGCTCGGCTTCACCACTGCCGACGAACAGCTGATCCGCGAACTGATCCTCGATCACCTGCAGGCCATATAGCGTAAGCGGCGGCGCTACATACCGCATTCCACGGCCTCGCGCGCGCGCGATGGGAATCTGGACCGGACCCATCAGCCGGTGCATCCGTGTCCTCCTTTACCGCCATCGAAGTCGATAAGCTGCCGGCCCCGGACATCTTCGAGCAGCGCACGTTCGAGGCCATCCTGGCCGAACGACTTGCCGAGTTCCGGCGCCTGTGCCCCGACTACACCGCCCTGGTCGAATCCGATCCGGTGATGAAGCTGCTGCAGGCCAGCGCATACCGCGAGCTGGTGCTGCGCGAGCAGTTTAACCAGCGCGCACGCGGCCTGCTGCTGCCCTACTCCATGGGCGCCGACCTGGACAACCTCGCGGTGCCGTTCGGCGTGCAGCGCAAGCTGTTGAAACCGGCAGATCCGAAGACCAACACAGCCGCCGTCTACGAGAACGATGCCGCGTTCCGCCGCCGCATCCAGCTGGCGCCGGAAAGCCTGTCGGTGGCCGGCCCCGAAGGCGCCTACATCTTCCACACGCTCTCGGCACACCCGGACGTGCTCGACGCTAGCGTGGCCAGCCCGTCGCCGGGCAAGGTGGTAGTCACGGTCCTGTCGCGGCAGGGCAACGGCACGCCATCGGCCGATCTGTTGAAGATCGTCGAGGCCGCACTGCTCAACGACAACGTGCGCCCGCTGACCGACTACGTGACCGTGGCCCCAGCCACCGTCAAGCCGTTCGAGATCCGGGCACGGCTGGTCACCTTCAACGGCCCTGACAGCGCCCTGGTACTGGCCGAGGCCCGCCGCCGCGTGGATCTGTTCCTGCAGCAGACCCAGCGCCTGGGCCGCGACGTGCCGCTGTCGGCGCTCTACTCGGCCCTGCACGTCGATGGCGTCCACCGGGTGCAGCTGATGGCGCCCACGGCCGATATGCCGGTGGATGCGCAGTCAGCGCCGTTCTGCACCCGCGTGGTGATCGAGCACGGCGGCACCGATGCCTGACGCCGCTTCCCTGCTCCCACCCAACTCCACGCCGCTGGAGCGCGCGGTAGAGCGCGCCGACGCTCAGGTGTCGGCCGTACCCATGGTGCACGACACGCTCTGGAATCCGTGGAACTGCCCGGCCGAGTTCCTGCCGTTCCTCGCGTGGAGCGTGTCCGTCGATACCTGGGACAGCGATTGGCCCGAGCGCATCAAGCGCGCCCGCATCGCCAGTTCGTTCCAGATCCAGCGGCACAAAGGCACCGCCAAAAGCATCGCCGACCTGGTCGCCAGCTTTGGCGGTCAGGTCCAGATCCGCGAGTGGTGGCAGTCCACACCACAGGGCCAGCCGCACACCTTCGACCTGTTTCTAACCATCAGCGGCGACGGCGGTCAGGACTCATCAGCCGAGTTCGTGCACCAGATCGTTGACGCCGTAAACCGCACCAAGCCGGTGCGCTCGCACTTCACTTTCACCCAAGGCATTCAGGCCGACAGCCAAGTCGGAGACGTTGCAGGTGCCCAAGCGGCGGTCTACCGCCGCCTGACGATGATCGGAGATTGACCCCCCAATGCGCATGAAGATCACCACTGCCGGCCGCGCCAAGCTGGTCAACGCCACCAACACCGGCACCAACTCGGTGCTGATTTCCCACATCGGCCTCACTGCCACCGGCTTCACCCCTACTGCGGCGATGACGCAGCTACCGGGCGAGTTCAAGCGCATGACCACCTTCGGCGGCAAGTCCGTCGCGGCCGATACCATCCACGTCACGCTGCAGGACAGCGGCGCGGAGAAGTACACCCTGCGTGGCTTCGGGCTGTATCTGTCCGACGGCACGCTGTTTGCGGTATACGGCCAGAGCGAGGCGATCATGGAGAAGGCCACGATCTCCACGCTGCTGCTCTCGGCCGACGTGACGTTGGCCGACATCGACACTGCGCAGATCAAGTTCGGCAGCACTGAATTCCTGAATCCGCCGGCCACCGAAACCGTCCCCGGTGTGGTTGAGCTGGCAGACGGGACCGAAACCACCAATGGCGCGGATGCGGTTCGGGCGGTGACCCCGCGCGGCTTGAAGACCGCGCTGAACAACCGTTTCGGCGGCGAAGCTCCGACCCAGTTCGTCAAGACGCTGTTGTCCCTGGCAACGGCCGCGGCTATCCGTACTGCCCTTGAAGTGAAGGGCGCCGCGCTGAAAGACATGGGCCACGGCAAGGGGCTGGACGCCGACACGCTCGACGGCATGCACGCCGCCGACTTCCCGCAAGTGGGGAAAGTTCAGCCCATTGACGCGATCCCAGGCAACTCCAATCAGATCCGGTGGATCAAGCTGGGCACGCTGCCGTGGCGCGGCCCCGGCGCCAGCATTCTGCTGCTGGAAATGACCAATGGCGCCATCGGCAGCCCGCGCTACGCTTGGGAGCAGATCGCCGCGTCTACCCGCACGTTCAGTGATACGACCACGGTGCTGACGCAGGCGGTTGTTGATGGCATGGTGCAGCACACGCGGATCGGCGCCGACTCTTCCCTTGATCGCCCCAGCCGCTTCGGCTTGGTGCTGATGACCGATGCTGCGGGCAAGTCCACAGGTGTCGAGCTGTGGCTGCAGCAACGCGAGTACAACCAAGGTCATGCCGTGCGCGTCGTCAACGCTGCCGGGACGACGTACCACGGCCCTGGCACGTTCGTCACTGCCGAGCCGCAGGGAATCATTTACGCAACCGTCCAGCCCCTCGCCTATATGGGCGATCTGCGGCGCTTGGTCGAGGCAACCGAGAATCGCTGGGGCCGTCGTCAGACCTTTGCCCTAGGTCTCTACCTGCCCAGTGATCAAACCGTCGACCTGGGATTCGGCGGTGGCAGCTTGCGTGGAACGGATACTGGCAGTGTTGTGCTCGCCGCAGGGGCGGGGCCGACGGGCGAATCGGGGGGCTATGTCTACCTGCGGCCCAATGGCACCGCCAACGCCGCCGGGCAGCTGGCCGTTTACAAGAACGGATTCACGGAGATGGCTGGAGCCCGAATCGGAACCGGCTCGGGCGACGGAAAGGTGCTGTGCGAGCTGTACTCG